CTGGAGCGGAGATAACATTATTTGCCAAACAATGCAGCGGATATTTGACGATTTGCCCACCATCGACCCCGCGCGGGCCGCTGGCGTGTGCTACTGCCGAGAATGCAAGTATCGTGGGGAGATCGGTTGTACTCACGCTTATTATGACACGGCGGGTAAGTTGCAGTTTGCAGCGCCATATATGACAGACCAAGATGGATGTACCAGAGGCGAGCCAAAGGAGGCGCAAGATGATTAAAAAATCGACTTTGCTTTTAAAAAATAAAAAACGCCTCTCAATTCAGAAAAGCGTTCCTAAAAAACGACTATGATTTTCATATATCGAAGCGTCTATTTGGAATAAAAGATTATCAAGCGGCTATGCCAGCGACTATGATTTGCGCAGAGCCGAGCGACTATCAAACGACTATGCCAGCGAAAACGACTGGCGACTATGGGAGGTGAACGACTATGGATGGAGACATGAAACGGTCTGACAACTTTGCCGGGACACCCAATCCAGACGAATATTTTATGACCCTGCCTGACGGCTATCTATGGTGCCCTTTGAAATGGAAAGCAGCGTCAGACTTGTGCGTGATCGGATGCGCACTGTGCGATGGCCCCAGCTGCGCATGGTGGGACACCAAGCGCGAGAAATGCGGCGTCTTGCCCCATACATAAGACAACCCCGGCCAGATTGTAATGAGTAGGCTATGAAGAGAGGCTGAAGCGACTTTGACAATTTGAGGACGCATAAAAAGGACGCCCCCAGGCCGCATGGTTTTCCTGCTGCCTAGGGGCATTTCGTTATAATAAAAATAATTTTCAATCCACGCCGCTGAAGCGGAGACAAATTACTCAATCGTTGACTGCTTATAGGTGGGCTTTTTGTCGGCGACCGCATGGAAATAACCGCGCTGCCATTCGCTGCGCTCCGGCCCTGATGTGGCTTGATCGTCGTCTGGGATATCATCCACACGGGAGAGGATGTCCGACAGTTCCTCGCTCAATTCGTCTGTCATCAGTTTGTTGGACATCAAAGTAAAATGGCCCAAAGCTATCCCTTTCAGCGGCCATTTTGAGGCCGTCCCAAGAGACAAATCACTGTAGATTTTTTGGGCGTGCTCTCCCGGATCTCCGCGCATGGCGCGCTTTGCCATAAGCCCATAGGCATAGCCCAGCAGATAATAATTTGCATTATCCATAATTTCCCCCCCAATTTTGATTGCGCTGTGGATGCAGACCGTTATATCACCAGTCATAATTGATACACTTATTTTGTTAATTATATCAGATTGCAGAGACAAAACAAACGGGCAAAACATATAATTCTGCCCGCGCGTTTTGTACGTATTAATCGACTTAATCGACTTTGGAACGCTCTGTTGCGTCTATAAGCTCCTGTTCGGTGATCGGTTTTTCTTCTGGGTGGGCGGAATTCCAATCTTGCATATAACTGTCCCACGACATTTCTAGCCCATAAAACGGGCGAATGTGGTGGACTGCGGTAAACGCTGCAGGGGTAAAGTAAAGGAGGTAAGCGCCACAAAGGATAATAAAAGCATCATGCCGCGAAACACGAGAAAAATATCCCTTGACTGCGAAAAAGAACAGCGATTCAAATTGTTTTTTAGCGGCAGCAATTTCTTCTTCTTCGGTTCCCGTTTCGTCCATATAACCCCATGTAAAAGGCCCATTGGAACGCACAGAAAGCCCTGCGTTGTGACGCTCCTCAAGCGACTTTTTCATATCTTCAAGCTGCTTCGGGCAAAATTCTTCTAAGACATATTTTGTGTCGTCCATTGCGGCCCAAACGGAAAAAATAAAGTTATCCATTATGCCCTCCTCTAATCGCATACATCGACTATTGTTATGATTGTACGGCTTAACGCAGATACCGTCAAGCGTGGCTTCCCACGACGCCCTTTCGGGCGTTTCGGCAGGGTGCCTCCCGCTCTTATCAGGTGTGGCGTTATCCGATTTGGGAGGCCATCTTGTGATAGTCATAGGGGATATATACATTTTTTGCGTTGGGGTTGGGACGGTAAACTGTGGCTGTCTGACCATCGTCTGTGATATAACAATCCACATATTCCCCATTGCAGAGGGAAACAAATTTTCTTGCTGTTGCCGGGACTTCTTCAAGGCTCCAAAAGTAGGGGCCGTCTGTAACGCGCTTGTCGTAGCACATATCTGTGATTACACGACCTTTCCCGGAGTTCCGCATATCATGTAGCTGGGTATATTTCGGGTTGATTCTGAGGCCATAGACGGCCAGAAAGCGGCGAAAACCGTTGTCTGTGCGATAAGCGGTCCATGCCATACAGTCACGCTGCACGACATATTTGTACCCGCATTCGTTGGTTTTGCCATCCAGGTAGGTTGTAATGCTAATCATTTCGTTTCCTCCTTGATTGGAGGCCCGGCCCGTGCTATACTGGCCTTGCCTCTGGTGGTTGGTGGTTCGGCTGCTGGGGGTGCCCGTCTGGCCTTTGCGAGAGTCATGCGGGCTTGTGGGCCTCACACACGAAGACATATCCGTAATATACGCCGCTGATCTCAGCGGCCTTTTTCTTTGCGGTGCCCTCGGACGCACAATAGCAAATGACAACATCATCTTTTTTGACCGCATATAAATCAGGCATCATATTTTTCCTCCCGGCACTCTGGCCTTATTTTTGCTGGCTCACCACGGCAGATCGCGTACTTTGTGTAGGTTGGTGATACCGCTTGCTGTATCAATATCCACAATGACCGGTAAGCTCCCATTCTTGCCGCCGCAAGCCAGTGGGCAGTGATGACCAGCTGCGTTATATATTTCTAGGGCCAAGGACTTACTTTGGGCAATCTCATATCCATCTGGCAGGACATATTCGGCGCGGTCTATCCAGATACTGCTGATATCGGTCGGCTCAACAAGCGTGGCGGTCGCTGCATATCCCAGGTTAATGTCGTCTGCGGTGCGGGTCGTATAGATTGTAATTGTCATTTTGTTTGCCTCCGTTTGTTTAGTGGGGTATTTCTTTTTTCTTGTCTATATTATATACGTTCGTATAAATTGCGTCAATTGACATTTTATACAAACGTCGCTACAAATATATATGTATTTTATACGTTTGTATAAATTATTTTAAATATTATTGATATTCATTAAATGTTTATTGTTTATCAATAAAAACAATTTCGTATAACACATATTTAGCGAAATAGGATTATACTGCTTGCACCATAACGAGAAAGCAGAAAACACCCACCCCCGGGGGATAATGCTTTAAATGTAGAATATAAGTTAGTCTTTTCACCACCGAAAAAATAAAAAAGGTTGACATTTTAGCTACATATGTTACAATGCAATTATACGAATGTATAAATGGGGTGCAATTATGATTATTGGACTGGCCTTAAAAGAAATGTTTAAAGATGCGCATCTTACCTATAAAGCAGTCGCCGCAAGATTAGGCGTTAGTTATGGAGCAATTTCTATGCCGATAGTGAGGAATAATTTGCTAGTGGATCAGCTTATTAGAATATGCGATGCTTGCGGATATACAGTAATATTGCAGCCTAAAGTATTTGGGGTATCGCAAGGACAAATTCAAATGGAATTAAGTGAAGAACAAAAAAATAAAAACAATTAGATATCATTGAAGAGAATAAAAAAATAGGTTATACTGTTTTTGCGGGAGGGATGCTTGATGTTGACGAAAGAGGATATTCAAATTATTTCAGAATTAATGGACAAAAAAATGGTCGATTCAGAAAATCGAATGATGGCATTTTTTGAGAGCAAGATCGAAAAGCAGATTTCTCAAATTGCAGACGGACATAAAATGCTTGCTGAAAAGATGGATCGTATTGAATGCAAAGTGGATTCTCTGCAAGGAGATATTGAAGAGGTTAAGGGAGAGCTTACCGCTCAAGAATTGGTTATTACTCGAAAAATAGCAAACAGATAAATATATTAAGTGCCAAGTGCCTTGTGCCAAGTGCCTCTAGTCTTTTAAGATTGGAGGCACTTTTTATTGGAGTTAAAAGAGCTCGTGCAAAGAGCAGGCGCACGTGACCTTACAGACCCAGGCGCACTTTTTGATTATTTTGAAACACTTCGTTTACTGGAAAAAGAAGATTTTGCACTAGCGCATGAAAAAGTAAAGCAAATCAGAAAAATTTCAGCTGAAGAAGCCAAAAGGCACATCTCCGAAAAGATGCTTGAGATTAACAAAAAAACCGTGCTTTTTGATGCGCCATATAATTTTGACTGTTTTATGAGGTATGTAGAATGGAATAGAACTCCAGAAAAACGCTTTTGGATGCCACGTAGAAAACAGCTTTTGCCTGTATGTAAAGCAATTCAAGATTTAATAGATGATCGACTTGATATTCTTTCGATTTCTTTGCCTCCAGGGACAGGAAAGTCTACAATGGAAATTTTTCTTCATGCGTGGTCAATTGGCAGATTTCCGGATAATCCATCTTTGGCTTCAGGACATAGTGGAATGTTAACAAATTCAATTTATGAGGGCGTTCTTTCAATTCTAAATGATAAAGAAGAATACCTTTGGAGAGATGTCTTTCCTACGGCTGGGAGCATCATTACAAACGCAAAAGAACAAACCATTGATATAGGGAAAAAGCACCGTTTTAGTTCCTTGACCTGCCGAGCTATTGGCGCGTCTTTGACAGGGGCGACCAGATGCGAAAAGCTATTAACTGCGGATGACCTTGTAAGCGGAATTGAAGAAGCCATGAGCAAAGAACGTCTTGATAAACTATGGCAGGCATATACAAACGATTTGAAATCCCGAAAAAAACTTGGTTGTAAAGAACTGCATCTGGCAACCCGTTGGAGCGTCCATGACCCAATTGGCAGACTTGAAGTAATGTATGGGGATGATCCTAGAGCAAAATTTATTGTTATTCCAGCATTAAATGAGGATGGAGAGAGCAATTTTAATTTTACTTATGGAGTTGGATTCGATAAGAAGTATTTTGTAGATATGAAAGAAAATCTTGATGATGCCTCTTTTCGAGCGCTTTTTATGAATCAGCCTATCGAAAGAGAGGGGCAGCTTTATAACGAAGATGAATTGCGCCGGTACTTTGAACTTCCAGATGGTGAGCCGGATTCCATTCTTGCAGTGTGCGACACAAAAGATAGAGGAACAGATTACTGTGTGCTTCCTATTGCTTATCAGTATGGAAATGATTTTTATATAGAAAAAATCGTCTGCGACAATTCAAATCCCGAGATCGTCGAAGCCAGGCTTGTACAAGCACTTATTGAGCATCATGTTCACGGAGCAAGATTTGAGTCAAATTCAGCAGGCGGAAAAATAGCGGAAAACGTCCAAAAAGAAATAAAGCAAAAGGGCGGTCGAACAAAAATAACAACAAAGTATTCAACAGCAAATAAAGAAACTCGAATAATCTTGTCAGCAGGATTCGCAAAGGAAAGGTTTTTGTTTAAAGACAATTCAGTAATAAGGAAAGATAAAGAATACAAAAGAGCACTTAATTTTTTGTGTGGATATACGATGGCCGGTAAGAATCGCAATGATGATGTGCCGGACGCAATTTCCATGCTAGTAGATTTTATTGATAGCATGAATTCTAGTACTGTTGAAGTATTCAAACGTCCTTTTTAGAGAAATGGCATTTAAAAGCTTATTTTAATAAAAATTTTCTCAAAACATTAACTAGAGAAAAAACAGTGATATAATTAAATAAGAACACAAACTTGCTGTTGCGGTTCAAGTCGCTGGAATTTCGGTGACCCATTTATGCGCAGCTCCGGATGCATACCGGGTACAAAAGCAAAGATGCGCGGAAGTGCCGCGCAAGATAATAATTCCGCAAGGATTTATATAAGAGGTGGGGCTATGAAAATTGATATTTATTGTCCCGTGTGCGCTGCGGCTGGAATCAATCATGGTAAAGGGCGGCTTTTGATGCAGGTGGACAGCAACGCTACAGGAACCGTTTATCCATACTGCAAATCCTGCAAGAAGAATATCAAGATTGATTTGAAAGGCGATAAGAGCGCATAATTTGTTCTATAAAAAACATTTCAACTGGACTGGAACGACGCCATGCGGTGTTGTGGAAATCCATTAAATAATTTAGTGCCAAGTGCCGCTGTGCCGAGCGCAGCTAAATGTGCCAAGTGCCGACAAGATGACTACTCTGTGTAGCATTTTGTCGGCACTTTTTATTAGGAGGTGAATATTTGAACGAGCATGACACGGTGACTATTACTGTTCCATCTTGTGGCCTCCATGGACGCAGAAAAATATTTACCGATCAAAGCGAAATTACGTCAGAAAATATAATTGAAATTTTAGGAAAAGCATACGCTGTTCATTGTCTCAACAGAAAAGAAATTCGCTATCTCTATGATTATTATCGAGGGAAGCAAGACATCCTTTCCAAAAAATCCATTGCCAGACCTCAGATTAACAATAAAGTCACGATCAATAGAGCGAATGAAATAGTGACGTTTAAAACGGCATATTTGCTGGGAGAACCTATCCAGTATGTGTCTAACGGCGGAGACGATGGCGTTTCTCTGAACGTAAACCGCTTAAATGAATTTATGAGGTCTGAAGATAAGGACAGTAAAGACAAAGAAGTCTGTGATTGGATGCATATTTGCGGGGTAGGGGTAAGAATGATTCTTCCGGATCCAGTGGGAGAAAAAGAGGGAAGTCCAGTTTGCATTTATACGCTCAATCCCGCAGAAAGCTTTGTTATTTATTCTTCCGGAATAGGAGAACTACCTCTTGCCGGAGTAATCCGACAAAAAGATAAAGATGGACAGTGGATGTCTTGCATCTATACTGCAACAAAATATTATGAAATCAAAAATGAACAGATTATAAAAAACGAATATCATACTCTGGGCCGGATTCCAATTATCGAATATTTGAATAATGATGCGAGGATGGGAGCGTTTGAAGTTGTCCTCCCCGTTTTAAACACGCTAAATGTCATTGAATCAAACCGTATTGACAATGTGGAAGATTTTGTGAATGCTTTTGACGTATTCCAAAACTGCGAATTGGCTCCCGGGCAATATGAGGCGCTTTCAAAAGGCGGAATGGCGATTCAAATCAAAGGCGTTCAAGGCATGGAAGCTAAAGTTTATCGGATTTCGTCAGAAATGTCTCAAACCGGCGCACAGACTATAGTTGATGACTTGAACCAGGTTTACCTTACTGTCTGCGGTATGCCGAACAGAAATGGTGGTTCAAGTACAAGTGATACAGGCCAAGCGGTTTTATATCGAGATGGATTTGAAGCAGCTGAGTCCAGAGCAAAAGATTCAGAAAAAACATGGAAGCGCTCAGAACGTGAGTTCTTGAAATTGGTCATTAGGATTTGTCGTGATACCGCCAACCTGAATTTAAATATTTCAGATGTAAAAATCGCTTTTACTAGAAAGAATTTTGCAAACCTGCAATCCAAAGTTCAGGTTCTTGCGGAAATGCTCAATAATGAAAAAATCCATCCCAAGTTAGCTTTTGAGCATTGCGGAATTTTTACGGACGCAGAAGAGGCCTACAGAATGTCCATGGAGTGGAACGAAGAGCATAAAACCGCACAACCAGTTTCCACAGAGTCAATTTTAGTATAAAAGGTAGAGAAACCTTAAATCGCAAATCGGAGAGAACCGAACAAACGCAGCATAGGGCCAGAGACGGCCGACAAAATCACGCAAAGGAGAACAACATGAACATTGACACTACCGCTATTGAGGGCTTTGAGACCATGACGCCAGAGCAAAAAGTTGAGGCGTTGCTTCGGGTGGAAGTCCCTGAGAAAATCGATCTTTCTGGATATGTTTCTAAAGACATTGCCGACAAATACGCTTCTGAAGCTGCGGATTTTAGAAAAAAGCTTGCCTCTAAAATGACGGATGAGGAAGCAGCTAAAGCGCAGGCTGACGCAGAGCGGAAAGAGCTGGAAGAAAAATATAATGCTCTTGTCAGAAAATCCACCATTGCAGACCATACCGCGCGATATTTGGCTACGCCCGGATATGATGAAAAGCTTGCCCGTGAAACAGCAGAAGCTTTGTTTGATGGCAATATGGATAAGGTATTTGAAAATCAGAAAATTGCTGCTGATGCTTATGAAAAAAAGCTAAAAGCGGATTTGTTGAGAAATACTCCGCGCCCGAATGGCGCTATTGGCAATGAAAATGATCCACCTGAAAACATTAAAATTGCAAAACAGATCGGTGCGGCTAGAGCCGCTTCTCGAGAAAACTCAAATGCTATTTTGAAAAAATATGTAAAAGGAGATAAATAATGAAATCAACAGAAATCAATATTGGTGGCACCGTAGAAATTTTGGCCGCCGATGACTTTATTGCGATTCCCATTGCCGTGACTGAAACGTCCCTTGTAAAAGCGGGTACTCCACTCACTCTTGCGGGTAAAAAAGCCACGGTTACGGAGGGCTCTAGCGGCGCTCCTAGCACTACGGACGCGGCAGGCATTTTGCTTTATGATGTCTATCCTGAGGATAACCCCAACGCGGCGCTTGTTGTACAGGGAGTCATTGATCAGAAAAAAGCAGAGGCACATTCTGGCGTAACATTGGACGCCGTTGCTTTGAAAACTGCTGTTCCCGGCATTGTTCTTCGCAACAACATTGGCGTAAATACTTAAGGAGGAAAGCATGGATTTTAGAGAGTTTTTTACACCGGCTGCAATTGCAGCCAACTGGACGGAAGCGGTTTCGAATCAGATCGAGTATCTTGGCAGGGGTTTGTTCCCGGCAAAAAAGAAAGCAGGCCTTGATCTTTCGTTTTTGAAAGCTTTTCTAGGTCTTCCTGTATCTTTGATGCCGTCTGCATTTGATGCAAAAGCTACTTTCAGAGATCGCATTGGTTTTTCAAAAATTGAGCACGAGATGCCTTTCTTCCGTGAGGGCTTTAAACTGAAAGAAAAAGATCGTCAGGAATTACTTCGTGTTCAAGATTCTAATGACCCGTATGCTATGGCTATTTTGGACAGGGTATTTGATGATGCAGCGGACTTGATTGCAGCCGCAGATGTTGTGCCGGAGCGGATGATTATGCAGCTTCTTTTCCCTCTTAATGGCGATATGGGGATTTCTATTAAGGCTAACGGCGTAGATTATACGTATACTTATGATTCTGATGGCAGTTGGAAAACTTCAAATTATACCGCTCTTACTGGCACTGATCTTTGGACTGCACCTACGACAGCAGACCCATTTAAAAACTTTAAAGCAGTAAAAGACAGTATCAGGAGTACTACTGGTTCAGAAGTCACTACTGCAATTATGAATACCACTACTTTTAATCTTTTGGCTGCGACGGATGCCGTCAAAAATCGGTATCTTTCTACCAGCGGCCTGTCCCTTGGGTATCTCACTGACGCAGAAGTTGCTGCCGTTGTTTCTGGAACGTCGAACCTGAATATTGCAATTTACGATAAACAGTATCGTGATGAGGATAAAGTAGCGCATTCCTTTGTACCTGATGGTTATGTTTGCTTTATTCCTGATGGTTCGCTTGGCTCTACTTGGTACGGAACGACCCCTGAAGAGGCCGATTTGATGGGGTCTAGTACCGCTGAGGTGGCCATTGTGAACACCGGCGTTGCGATTACCCGTATCATTGAGGAGCATCCGGTTAACATCAATACTTTTGCTTCTGAAATTGTTTTGCCCTCTTTTGAGCGTATGGATGAGGTAGCTGTGCTCAAGGTGGTGGCGTAATGCTTTTTACGCCTAACTATAATGTTATTTATCATGGGGTATTCCACCGGGCAAAAGAACAGTTCAAAATCAACTCCGAAGATGCAGAAGAAATGCGGCGTCACGGAGTTGTAGAAGAGAACGCAGAGATTAAGAAACCGGGCAGACCTAAAAAAACTACAGTTTAAAGGAGGGCCGGAGTGGACGCTTTATCCAGGCTAAAAGCCCGTACGGGAGAAACGAACGAAGCTTTGCTTCAAGATTTGCTTGAAAGTGCAAAAAGCGCCATTCTGGCCCGCCGTTTTCCTTTTGGCGAATGGCCTGATGAGCTTGAAACAAAATATCTCGACCTCCAATTTAGAATAGCGCTTGACCTTTATGCAAAAATCGGGGCCGAGGGGCAAACTGGTCATACGGAAAACTCCATCAGTCGTCAATGGGAATCTTCATGGATATCCGCAGAACTTCTTCAGGAGGTGACTCCGATGTGCGGGAGCGTGACTTAATGGAAATAGATGTGCTGGGAACACCTTATAATATTGAGTTTAAAACCACAAAGGACAATCACCTATTAAAATCGTGTGACGGTTATTGCGATTGGACATCCAAGAAAATAGTCTTGCAAAAAGAACTAGACGGTGATCTCGAAAACATGCCATATTACATTCGAAAAGTTTTGCGTCACGAGATCGTTCACGCTTTTATTATGGAAAGTGGACTGCACGAGTGCTCAGAATCAACGGAAGCATGGGCATGTAATGAAGAAATGGTGGATTGGTTTGCGCGCCAAGGCCCTAAAATCTATGAGGTATGGAGAAAGGCAGGGGCGCTGGATGCGTAGTCTTGTCAGAAATCAACAGCCTGTCTTTTATAAGCTCTATGAGGGTCAAGAAGAGATTGTAGACCAATGGGGGAACAGCACTGGTTCCTTTATCCCTAAGTATGGTCCCTTAAAATCAGTCATGCTTTGTGTTTCCCCCAATAAAGGCAATGCGGAAGCAGAACAGTTCGGAACACTGACGGATTACGACCGCACGATGACAACGGCAGACACCAGCGTTCCGATCATGGAGGATTCAATTCTCTGGATTGACGGCGCGGACACCGCAGGGCCATATAACTACAAGGTCAAAAAAAGAGCGCCCTGGAAAAATTCGATTCAATGGGCAATCAAGCAAGTCACCGTGACCGAATATGAAGCGGAGCAAAAAGCCCAGCGTGCAGCGATTAAGGCTGTTCTTGAAAAGGAGGCGGCAAATGCCTAAAATCAAAATATCTTTAAACGAAGATTCGATCAACGCGGCGCTTAAAGAGCTAAAAGCCTATCACAAAAAAGTGAAACAGGCGGCGGCTAAACTTGTGAAAATGCTTACAGAGCAGGGTGTGGAAATCGCCAAGCTAAATGTTTCCGATATGAAAGCTCTTGATAGTGGAGAGCTTTACAACAGCATTTTTGCAAAGTATGAGGGTGATGCCGGGTTTGTTGTCGCAGACGCCACCCACGCTGCCTTTGTGGAGTTCGGTACGGGTACTATGGGTAAGAATAGCCCTCATCCCCAAATCGCCGTAGCGGGCTGGCATTATGACGAGAACGACCATGGCGAACTTGGCTGGTGGTACGTGGGGCGGGACGGGCAATATCACTGGACAAAAGGTATGCCCAGCAGGCCTTATATGTACCAGACCGCGCAGCTCTTGCGGCAAATGGTAGTGCCTGCTGCAAAGGAGATTTTAAAGTGATCTCACCAGAAATTCTAGTTTTTTCGAAAATTGCCAATCGGCTGCGGACAGAAAAGCCCGGCATTTTTGTGACAGGGGATGATACTACTTCTCCGGCCACATTCCCGGCCGTAGTCATCGTGGAAGCAGACAATACTGTTGTCCAAAGAATGCGCCTTGCGGCACCCGACATTGAGCAGGCGGCGTCCCTGCTTTATGAGGTGAATATCTACACAAACCGCATCGGCTATAAACGCCTTGATGCAAAAGAAATCATGCAGATTATAGATGAAGAGTTTGCATCTATGGGCTTTACTCGAACGCTTTGCAACCCGGTTGCAAATCTGCAAGACGCCAGTATTTATCGTCTGGTCGCCCGTTATACCGGCGCGGTAAAAGCCGAAACAGAGGGCCTGGACGAGGTTATAAGAGTATATACAAACTAATAGGCTAACAGTGCCAAGTGGTTTATCCCAAGTGCCTCCTAAAATTTTAAGGAGGTACTATTTTTATGTCACAGAGACTTTCCACTGCGGGTATGCGGCTCATGTACGCTGTAGAAACCGCCGCTGGCACCCGTCCCACAACCGGCTATAAAGCTGTTCCTGAAATTAAATCCATGCCGTCTTTTAACCCGTCGCCCAATACCATTGACAGCACTACGCTGGAAGAGACTGAGTACATGACCTACGTTCCAGGCCTGAAAGACCTGGGTGGCGCTCTTGAATATGGTGCGAACCTTACCAATGGCTTGATCGATTTTTGGGAAACCGTGATGACGGATTATGAGACCGCTGTCACCGCCAATAAGGCAATGTGGTGGGCAGTAGTTCATCCTGATCTGGATGATGCTACTTATTTTACTGGTGCGCCCTCTCCTATCGGCATTAATGAGGCATCCGTAGGCGGCATGGCGGAGACCACTCTTTACATTACGCCCGCATCGGCCCCCATCCTGGCCCCTAAGCCCACACCCGCAAGTGAGATCGGTGTTTAAAAACAAGGAGGATAAGAAATGAGCAAAGAGAATATGAACGAGGACAAAGTCGCCACGGTGAAGCTTACCGATGTTGATACCGGCGAAGTCTATGTGCTTGATTTCAGCCGCGAAAGCGTTAAGTTCGCAGAGGCCAGAGGATTTAAAGTAAATGAAATTTCTGATTTCCCGGCGACCCGTATTCCTGAGTTTTTCTTTTATGCGTTCCGTAAAAACCACAAGCGTGTAGCGCGATCCCAGACGGACGACCTGCTCGAAAAGATGGGCGGTGTTTCAACGCAGCTGCTCGAGCGTCTTATTCAGCTTTATAATCAGGCGGCGCTTACTCATCTGATCGTCCTTGACGAGGACGACGAAAAAAACGTGACGGTGACCGTGGAGCTGTAAAAGGCCCACGGTCATACACGGAATTGTTTGAGGCGGACTTCCCATACTATTTTTCTATCGGCATGACCTACGAAGAATATTGGTATGGGGATGTCTGGTTGATAAAACTGTATAGAGAAGCAGATAAGCTTAAACTGAAACGCAAAAACGAAGAAGCGTGGCTGCAAGGCATGTATTTCTATGAGGGCGTCTGCGTTGCTCTCGGCAATGCGTTCCGGCAGAAAAGCGATCCTGCACTATCTTATCCATCCCAGCCTTATCCCATATTTAAAGAAGAACAGCCCAAAAAGGATGAAGAAGCGGAAGTTCTAAAGGCAAAACTGTATATGCAAAACATGATGCGGATGGGGAAGAGCTGGGGCAAAAAGAACTGAATCACCACTTGTACCTTGACAACTTCATATTGAGATAGCGGAAATTTTGATTTTATGTTGCCTCCTTCTGGTTAATTGTGGTATTGTAATTAAAAGGGGCGACATCATGAAAAAATTCACAAGTGCGTTTTTTGCGGTTTTTTTATTTGTTTTTCCTCTTCTAATGACGGGCTGCTCTACTCCTAAAGAAGAATGGAAAGCTCCAGAAATGACTACTGATGCAGAACTCGAAGAAATTTCCTATAAGGCACCAACAAATTGGCGTTCTCAAGAGGCTGATTCTTCACGTGGAATGTATTATTATCCGTATGAAAAAAATAAAGATGGCATTTTTTACATTACTTATCAAGTTTTGGATAGTGAAATTGCGGCCTTTGCAAAATCATCTTCAGCAAATTCTGTTTTAGATTACATTATATCTGCTATGGTAGAAAATGAAAAAGATATAAAAAACAAAGAATATTTAAAAATATGCGGTTTTCCTGGTGTGAAAGCAAAAATAAAACTAGAAATAAATGAAATTCAATGTGAAAATGTGGTTTACTTGTTTTTTTCTGACTTAAATTTTTATTCTATAGTTGCCGGGGAACCCCATTCCTTAAGAAAAGAATTTGAAGATTTTACCGCTTCTTTTGTGGAAACAATTGAATTGAAATCTACTCAAGACCATGAATCCGGCACGTCAGAGACTAAAGGAGAGAAAGACGAATTTGTGTCTGAATTTGAATTAGAACCCGGATTAACAGCTAACAATCCTATTGTTGTAACAGCGAATGAGCTTATTAATGCATTAAACAATGACGCTAATTCTTTTCAAAATCTATATAATTATAAATGGCTCGAAGTAAGTGGTTTCGTTGTTAGTGTAACTCATAATGAAATAGCTGAAATTACGCGCACTTATATGGGAGAGACTACGCGCTATACAACTGGAGAAATGGAATATACCATTGCAGGGGTAAAAATTAAGTCTGGACTAATATATTGGTTAAATTATACTGGATATCGCGGCAATGTTGACATTGTCGCAGAAATGAATATGTCTTTATGTGATACTTATTATCCTCAGAGAACGGAAGTTACTGTTATTGGATATTGCGCAGGTGCTGATGAAGAAAATATTGTTTTAAAGAATGGAAGATACGAATGAATATTATAAAAAATAAAAATAATTCATACATTTTTATTATACTTTATATTTTAGCAGGAATTAGTACAATATTCCTTGGCCTCTACTTTTTTACTTCCGATTTTCCATTGTGGCTATGGGAAACATCCTATTGGGCTAAATATGTAGTTGGTGGCATTTATATCTTAGAAAGTATCTTTTTTATTGTATGTGGTTCTTTTTGCGTAAATAAATATCCTTCTCTTTCAATTTCAACTTTATGTTTATTGTGCGGGATATCCACAATTTTTTTAGGAATTCATGCAGATATTTCAGAAGTAATTTGGATTTTTATTTGTGTTGTTTCTACAATAAGTGCATTAGTAATAAACTTAAAAAAATCAAAATGAAAATATCCTCCGCTAATCTAGCGGAGGATATTTTTTAAAAACTTTTCATAACCCGTTGACATGGTAACTAGTTACAATGTATAATATGTAACTAGATACAAAAGGAGGTGAATTTGATATCTCCCAAAAGTCGAGCTGAGTATATGAAAAATCGTCGAAAATGTACAAAAGCTTTTTATGTTGAAATCGATGCTGAAAAAGCAGAAAAATTTGAAACTCATTTAAAAGAAGTCAACAAAACAAAAAAGCAATGGTTAAACGATAAGATTGACGAAGAACTCAGCAAATAAAGAGAGCGCCCACCATCCCGCAAAAGAATCAGTGAGCGCCCTAGTGTCACCATTTAAGGAGACTAATTTATTGTATCACAGCCTCCTTGAAATGGCAACGAAAAGGAGTGCCAAATGAAAAATTACGAATTTTGTGAAGTGGATTTATTGGAACTGAAGACCGCGCTAGTGGAGTTTTCCGCCGCTGAACTTTTGGGGCGGAAAGAAGTGATGCAAAGATATGAGATCGACGCAGAATGGATTAATTCTCTTGTTTTGGCTGGCTGTGAACGTCTTTCAAGCCGCCTGGAGCACGTTGAAAAGAGGGTGATTGCATGAATGAATTACAAATTTTTAATAGTAAACAGTTTGGTAAAATTCGTGCAGTGGAGATAAACAATGAACCGTGGTTTTGTTTGGCGGATGTGTGTAAGCCGCTTGGATTGCAAGCAAAGCATTGCAGAGAAAGACTTAAATCTGGCGGGGTCGTTTTAACCGACCTCACCGATTCTTCTGGGCGAAAAAATCAAATGCTTGTCATTAGCGAGGGTAATTTATATCGAGCCATATTTCAGAGCAAAAAACCAGAAGCCGAGCAGTTTACTGACTGGGTGACCGAAGAGGTCCTTCCGGCGCTCCGCAAGAACGGAAGTTATGCTTTGCCTGAAAAAACCCATGAGGTATCATTGAATGGCCTTGCAAACCTTATTCGCATTACCCGCAAAACGATGATCGACATGGGCAGCTCTCCACTGGATATAGGAGAAATGGTAAAGAGCCTTTATGACACCTGCAACATTCCCGTACCGCCGCCACTTTTGAAACAGTTGCCTGGACAGATGGTGTTAACGGATGTGAACGTCGCAGTTCTGGAGGCCTGATGATGAAGCTTTTTGAAATCACATGCGCTAAAGGCCGATTCACCATTCGGCGTGAAGCAGAAGAAAAATTGACAAGAAACCAAAGATGTGCTGTTCTGATCGCACTACTCGCCACAACCTTAATTTTAGGCATATTTTATTTAGGCCTGCACTAATTAAATAATCAAAGTTCCCGCTATCTCAATATGAGGTGGCGGGAATTTTTTATTGAAAGGAGAAGATATGGCTTCGGTTAAAATCGTTGTTGATGGCATCATGGCACATATTTTTATAGACGGGCAAGAAGTACACGGCGTAACCGGGTATTCTTTATCCCATTCCGCAGGGAACCGCCCGATTTTGAATTTAGAGATCATTGCTTCTGAAATGCTTGTTGACGCAGATGAATGTGCTGTTGAAATAAAAAATAAATTCAAACAATTTAAAAAAGGAGAAATAAAACAGCTATGAGCGGAAGTCTAACATTTTACAGCGACAGTTTCATGCAGAGGTTCCAAACTGTGTTTGGGTCAGCAATGTTACCTGCATAAAACTGAAGGATCGATATTTTTACCTCTGTGCCATTGTAGATTTAAAACCAAACTATTGCAATTTGAATGAAAAGAATTGCTTTTAAATGCGACTGAAATGAGACCTAAGTCGCATTTCGATCGCATTTAATCATTCGTGCTCGAACCAAAATCATTTGCAAACCACTTTGCACCGCGAGTTTTACCCTTGCATATACACGTTCTTCACGCTGAAGCTCCCGCATAAGAACCTGTAATTGATGAAAATTACAATTGAGTGCGACATAAAAGAAATCCTTGCTCTTATCGCAGAGGACGAGAAGCAACCTGAACCTAAAAATTTCAGAGTTGATATTGAGCGTGATATTTTCGGCAAAATGCCAAAGTTTTAGTCTTTAAAGCCTAATGTCATATTCTTTTGAGGTGGATATGAAAGCAAAAATATCAGAAAAAGGCGTAGCGGCTTTAGCTGCTATCAATGCGGGAATTTGCCCTAAAAATTTAAATGGATATGATATGTCTAATTTTGAAAAGTTTTGGGATTCATTTATAGACGGCTTACTTAAACAAAGAGCAAATGGAAGAAACGATTTCGGGAATCTTGGCGATAAGATATCCGGCTACAACGCCTATAAGAGTATTGATAAGTTCAAATCTATGCTCTTTACGTTTATCGCTGTCTTCTTTGGATTTTTGATCGGTTTTTTCTTTTAAATCAGCCAAAACCGATCTTCCGCGTTCAGTTGTTTTAAAAACCGTTTCATTTAAATTGGGAGTCTCGCAGAGCTTTAAATCTTTTGAGAGATAAGACAAAATTTCTCGATTTTCTTCGGATAGATCATATATATCTACCCCTACAGTAGTTAGTTTAAGTATCTCTATCTGTTTTTCTGTCATCATACACACCTCTGAGTACATTTTATATAATTTTACAAAAAGTTACAACATTATTGTGCCAAGTGCCTTGTGCCAAGTGCCTATCTTGAAAGGTGGTGAGCACTATGGCTGTAGATATTGACGGTTTGCAAATCGAAATTAAAGCAACGTCAAGCGAGGCAGCAACAGAAATAGAATCGCTTGTTACAGCACTAAAAAGCCTTAAAACCGTAGCAAAAGGCGGGGCTGGCCTTACAACTGTATCTAAACAGCTTCAAGCATTATCGGCGGCGACAGCTTCTCTAAATACCTCAACCTTGGATACGACCAAATTAGGTCAGCTTACAAGCGCACTGAACAGCCTTTCGCAAGTTCAAAAATCGACCGGTTTGACTTCCACACTAAACGCCTTGCAAAAGCTTCCTAAAATTACCGCAGCTTTAAACAAAGCAAGCCTGGATGATTTTGCAAAGCAAATGAATCAGGTAGCGAATTCGGTGCGCCCTTTAGCGAATGAAATGCAAAAAGTTTCGAATGGTTTTGCAGCCTTTCCCATCCGCATTCAAAAGATCATTTCCAGCAATGCCGGGCTTGCAGCGTCAAACAAAACTGCGGGTAATTCTTTTGGGTTCCTGAAAAATGGCGTCACTGGGGCCATCGCAAAATTTTCTATTTTAGGCTTTGGGTTAAAACAGGTTTATAACTACGCAAAGTCTTGGGTGACAGAGAGCACGGACTATGTGGAAAACTTGAACCTGTTTACGGTCACTATGGGCAAAGCCGCAGACGAAGCCCTTAGATATGCGGAAGTCGTCAAGGAGGCCGTTGGTATCGACCCCTCCGAATGGATCCGAAACCAGGGCATGTTTAAGCAAATCACAAGCGGTTTCGGAGTCGTTTCCGACAAAGCAGACCTTATGTCTAAAAACCTGACCCAGCTCGGGTACGATAGAAGACTGTCGCTTCGCAGAAAAATCTGCGTCGAAAAACAAGGTGAACCCATAAATATGGGGTGTGCGGCATAAGCCGTGCTAACGGGGAAAATCTTAGCGCAAAACCACTTAAATCATTTTATAAATTTTCAGTATAAAGGAGATGATTTGAGTGTCTTGTATCCGTTTAACTCAAGAAAAATTTATTGAAAAAGTAGAAAACCAATATCCTGGGGAATATACAATTCTATCTTCATATACAACATCACGCGAAAAAGTGCTTATTAAACATAATATTTGTGGATATGAATGGAAAGTTAATCCATGGAATTTGATTCAAGGGAAAATAAAAAAATGTCCTTTATGTAGCAACAAATGGAAACGCACAACAGAAGACTTTAAACAAGAAGTTAAAGCGCTATATGGAAAAGAATACCTTGTAATTGGAAAATATAAATCCACAAATACTCCCTTGCTAATGCTCCATACCACATGTGGCCATACATTTATGCGCATGCCGAGAGAATTAAAAAATGGTATCCTTTGCCCACATTGCAGACGTCCTAATTATTACGAAAACACTGAAAGTTTCAATATTAGGATGTACGAAAAATATAAAAATAAATATAGTTTAATGAGTGAGTATAAAAGCGCAAGAGAAAAAATAAGTGTTTTATGTAATAAATGTGGGAATGTATGGGACGCAACTCCTGATAACCTTATGCATGGTCATGGTTGTCCTAAATGTACTTTATCACATGGTGAAGATAGAATTGATGCGTGGCTTTTACAAAACGGATTTAATTTTAAACGTCAATACTGCGATAAAAGATGTAAAGATATCCGTGCTTTAAGATTTGATTTTGCAGTATTTGATTCTAATGAAAAAATCATCTTATTAATTGAATATGATGGAAAACAACATTCAAAGCCTACGCGGTTTAAAAGCAATATGTCAAACGAAGTGTGCGAAAAAAATCTTGCTGATGTTCAAAAAAAAGACTCCATCAAAAATGATTTTTGTCGCCGAGAAAAGATTAATTTGCTTCGAATAAATTATAAAGAGTTTAACGATATAGAAAAAATTTTAGAAAAGGTTTTGCGAAAGACAATCCCGTGCTAAGCCGTAAAATACGGAAAGTGTAACGACCATCCCGAAAGGGAGTAGCTTCAATGTGAAACTCATTGTTGCGAAGTGCCTTGCCCCTTTACATAAGGGTGATGATATGGTCTACTCCGACTGCTAAGAGCAGTGTTAAAGTACTTGGAAACAAGCGGTATTTAGGATTTCTTCTTTTTACAATATCAGCATGGAGGACTCCATGCAAAAGCTAGAATCAGCCATTTCGGGGGAGCTGGAACCCATTAGACGCTTGGGATATGCTACTGATGCAGCAACTCTTCAGCAAGTTGCCTATAACCATGGCATTAATCAAAACATCAATAGCATGAACCAGGCGCAGAAGTCGCAGCTTCGCTATTTGGCTATTATGGAGCAGAGCAAGAACGTCATGGGAGACTTGGCAAGAACGGTAAACAAGATTGCCGCTTAGTTCATGGACTAAGAAAATCGAGCAAAATCGGTGAAACCTAAGTTGATGTGTTACACCGCATAAGAGCAATGTGTGGTGACAAAATGTATTGTATTTATAAAGCAACATGCAAGAAGAACGGAAAAATTTATGTTGGAAAGACAAATGATTTTGAACGTAGAAAGTGGGAACATGAAGTAAGAAAAAATGACCACTTGTTTTCTAGAGCGTTGCAAAAATATGGAACAGAAAATTTTGAATGGTCAATTTTGGAAAGTGGAATTCAAACTTTAAATGAATCTAACGATCGAGAACGATATTGGATAAAATACTTTCGCTCATATTTTAGATGGCCTGATTCAAATGGATTTAACATGACCAGGGGTGGAGATGGTGGCAGTGATTGGAATTTAAAAAAAGTAGCAGCCTACACATTGGATGGAAAACTAATCAGAACATTTAATACAATAACCGAGTGTGCACACTACTACGGCATAGCCGGAACATCATCTATAAGTATTGTATGTAACGATAATTCTAGAAGCTGCGATGGAAAAATGTTTCAATACTTTGAAGATTTACCGCCCAAACAGATAACGCCTTATATCCCTGATTCAAACACAAAAGTCCCAATTTGTAGATTAGACCTCAATGGAAACTTTCTTGAAACATTTTCTGGGATAGTAGACGCAGAAAAAGCAGGTTACAGCAGAACAGGAATAATAGGATGTGCAAAGGGAATATACAAAACGTCTTTGGGATTTCAATGGTGTTACCAAACCGATCTTAAAAAGGTGATTGGTAAGCCTGTTGACCCCGTAAAAAGGGTATGTGTCGTGCAATACTCGTTGGATGGATTGTTCATTGAAAGATACAATAGCTGTGCCGAAACGGCAAGAAAAAACAACTTCAAAACCTATAAAACAATACATAAGGCACTTTCTTCAAAATCCCATATTGCTCATGGGTATAAGTGGATCAGAGAAACAACACATCAATAAGGTAATACCGAGGTAAGCAATCAGATTACGCAAGGCTGATTGCCACCGTAACGCGTAGGCGGTGAATAAATATAATCCGCCCAAGAGTGCTCGACAGCCTTAACGGCTGAAAATGTACGCTGACCTGTGGATGAATTGACATCCAATAATGCGAGGAAACTCCCAGATGTATAGGATAAAAAGCCTATACGGTAACAGAGTGGATAACGCCCTCCAATGCTTTGCGCATTTTAAATCAGCAGTTCACGCAGTTGTCCCGTGCCCTGGGCAATCTCTTTATCCCTGCGCTGCAAAGCGTTCTTCCTTGGGTTCAGGCCATTGTCGAAATCATTACCAGCGCGGTTCAGGCCTTGGCAAACCTTTTAGGTTTTAAATTGCCCACGATTGATTATTCATCCTTGCGCGGCTTATCTGCGGGCGGAGAAGCAGCCGAAAATGCTCTGTCCGGCGCAGCAGACGCGGCCAAAGAGTTGAAAAATGCCACCTTGGGCATTGATGAGCTTAATATTATCGCGCCTCAGGAATCTTCAAAGGGCGGCGCGGGGGCAGGCATTGCAGGGGGAGACTTGGGTATCGATCTACCGCAATATGATTTTTTGGATGGATTATCCAAACAAACAGATAATGTAAAAAATAAAATTCTTGGCTTTTTTGATGAATGGGGTTGGGCGATTAAAACCGTAGCTGTTCTCTTGGGCGGCCTATGGGCAATTAATAAAATTCGAAAATTTACAGAATGGTTTCAAACACTTTTAGGTTTTATTAAAAACACAGCGATTGTCCGTGGTGCAGTAAAAGTTTGGAACGCTTTTGCTGATGGATTTACTCTTCTAAAGGCATCTGGCGCAGGATTTTTTTCATCATTTAAAGGTGGTTTGCGGAATATTGGATATGGCATGACCACAACGCAAAAATTTACTGGTTCCCTTATTGCACTAGGCGCTGAGTTTTTGGTTGTGAACAATCGAGTAAAAGAATACGCTCTGGGAAATATCTCTTTGGGTGAAGCACTGGGCGCAATTATTCCTGTCACCGCCCTTGTAGGCACAGCGATGTACGCTATGCTTGGGCCATTGGGGCTTGTTCTCACGGCTGTTACGGGGGTTACAAGCGCTATTATTGGACTTGCAAGCGCAGAGCAGGAACAGCTTAAGCAACAAATGGACGCTGATTTTTTTGGAAGACAGGGTGTAGCTATATCGACGCTTAATGACGAATATGCAAAATATCTTGATACTGTTCGTGGAGGTTTGGAGTCGATTTCTGAAAGTAAAACTAAATTTGATCAGACAAAGCAGAGTATGGATGAAAATGTAAGCACGATTACTGGTCTCGCTCTTGCTGCTTCATCCACTACAGGTTATATATCAGAAGATGCTGTTCCCACTCTTATTTCTGCATTTGACTCTTTGTACGAATCGGCAACGTCCAATATAGACTTAATTTCAGATTCTTTAATAAACACTTTGGGCGGCGCAATGGCTCCAGTTCTAGAAAAAATGGGTGCAGATGTTGAGCAGTATATTGGATATCTTTATATCATTGGAGACGAAGCAAAAGCGAATATGGCACAGGCGCGGCTAGAAGTGCAGGATTTAATTGAAGAATATAGACGTACAGGAGACCCTGCCATATTAGAAAATATTTCTGAAATCGCTTTAAAATTTAGTGGCAACGCAGACGCCGCAAGCGAATTCAGCGATAGACTAGCTGCTATCCAGCAAGAATATGAAAACATTGATTTTGAAAGCCCTGATGTTGCCGCAGAATCCATTAAAAACTTAAGTGTAGAATACCAAACACTTTTAGATGATATTTCTGCCGCAAAGGAAACTACGGGAGCTTATTTTGATTCTCTATTGACCTGGATAGACGATCCTGCGCTTTCAGAAATCGGAAATACTATAAAAACCGATGTACTGTCTGGCTTTGATATTCAAGCTGAAGATGTAACCGCACAAACAGGTCAGATGATCGATGTTCTTCAAAACCAACTGAACGCCGAGCTTTCTAAACGAGAAGAAAAAATAGGAAATACATGGTGGGGGTCTTTAAAAGCAGCATGGTCTGCGGCATGGTCTTTAGACCCTTTTAAAGGATATGAAAGCTCCATTCAAGAACAAGCATTGGAGGGACTTTCTCCAATTCAAAATGCAATTGATTCTACTTTTGAAGATGTTTCTACTTCTGCATATAACTTTGGCCAAGACACTTCTGTTGGGTATAAAAATGGTCTAAAAGAAAATGCGAATATTGCCACAGATGAAATGGACTCTTTTTCTAAACTTTTGGTAAAAACATTTCATGATGGCGCATTAAAATTTGGTTCTCCCTCCAAAACCATGGAAGAGTTCGGAAAATGGTCAGATGAGGGCTTGGGTAATGGATTTTCTAAATATGCCCACGTTGCCCTAGACGGATTAAATAAAATGCTAAATCCACTTTTAGACAGGCTACAAGATTTTTCAAATCGTTTTTCTTCCAGCGTAAATGAGACCTTTTCCAACTACGCCGCAGCCATGTCCAGCATCCGCAACGTAGGAAAAACAGTGACATTCAACCCAATGCCTACCATTAATATTCCGCGCTTTGAAATGGGCGGCTTTCCTGATCACGGGCAGCTGTTTTATGCGCGTGAGGGTGGCCCTGAGTTGGTCGGTAACATCGGAAACCGGACGGCTGTCGCCAATAACGAACAAATCACAGAGGGTATTGAACGGGCCGTATATCGAGCGATGAGCGCGGCGATGCCCGCACAAAACGGCGGCACGATCAATGTACAGGTCGATCTTGACGGCAATACAATTTATCGCAATCAGCAGCAGGTAGTGTCCCGTCAGGGATGGCCCGTAGGCATGAATCCGAACTTTGATTAAGGAGGGGATATACGTGGCGTGGATTGAGACGGCAAGCGGTGTAGCTCTTCCCGCCCCCGCGCTAGAAAGCGGGCGGGTAACAATAGCCACCATCGTTGACAGCGGCAGAAATGCAAATGGTGATTTTATTGGCTCAGTAGTAGGCGACGACAAGCTTAAAGTGGACATGAACTTTTCCGTGTTATATCCCGAGCAAATGGCAAACCTGCTGAAAATTTTTGACCGGCCGCAAGGAGGCCACTTTATCAACCGTTTTCGTGTTTTTGACCCACGAATAAACGATTTTACATATATGGACATGTACGTGGGAGACCGTTCCGGCACCCCATACATGGTGAACAAACAGACAATGAAGCCCGCCTTTTGGCGCAATGTTCAGGCAAATTTAATCCAGGTATAGGGGGGCCGCAAAGTGTACCCTGTCTCACAAAGATACAAAGAGCTGATGCAGGCTCAGTTCAGAGAATCGCAGTCATTGGCCCGCATTTATCTTGGCGTGTTCGATGCTTCTGCATCCTCTGATGCGACCTTATCTTATCCCGCGGCAACGGCCTATTCCTACCCTGTAAACGTAAATAAGGATGTGGATATCAATATCAGCTACGCGACCTTTGAGGGGCATTATTTTCGCCTTGACGGGAAGCAAATGCTGTTACCACAATCCACCGCCGCGTTTCGTCCACAGGGCTGGGTCAGCGCCGTTCAATCTAATGCGGATGGGGTTTTCGAAACGCCGCCGCAGATAATGATGGATTTTTCAATCCCTCATACGATGGTGGGTCTCACGCTTACCTTTGGAACGGTAGAGGAAGACGTACCCGCACAGCTGACAATTATCTCTTATCTAAACGGCCAAAAGATAAACGAACAGACCGTTTCAGATGGCCTTGAGCCCGTCTACAAGGGCGAATTTCTGCTTGAAGATGTGGACGGTGTAATTTTGCGTTTTGACCGCACAAAAGGCCCTTACGGGCGTGCAAGGCTGAACCACATCGAATTTGGCATTGGGTATAGCTTCCAAGGCAATGACATTATCAAAATCACAGAAAAGCATACGGACAGCCCTGTTTCCACAGCGCTTCCATCCAGCAGTTTAAGTTTTGACTTGCGGAATACGGATAACCGTTTTGGCGTGGACAGCGATACCGCGTTGGTAAGATTTTTTGCAGACAATCAAAAAGTGCAGTTGGATTATGGGCTGAATGTAGACGGAACGCCGGAATGGGTGACGGGTGGAAGATGGACGCTCGCGACCTGGAAAACCAATGGAGAAACGGCCTCCTTTACCGCAGAAGATATCTTAACGCGGCTCACAAAAAGCACTTATGAAAAAAGTATTTACGATTTTAAATGGCACCAACTTGACGATCTTGCCCGTGCAGTATTGGAAGACGCTGGAATCACAGATTACTACTTAGACCCATATTTGAATCGCACTAGTACTCAGGCACCGCTTCCTATTACTTCCCATGCAGCGGCACTTCAATTAATTGCCAACCGTGGCCGTTGCAGACTTTTTGTAGATAGGGATGGACGTATTTCTATTGAACGGCTGACGATCTATCCGGAATTTCAAATCGCGCAACAGTCTTCTACAAGATACACCTACTATTCAGACCCGGCGAGTGTATTGAATGGAACTGCAACTGACTATGCCACATTCGAGCCTGAATACTTTAGGCTTGACGGCTCGATGTTGCTCTTGCCTGAAAATGATGGTCAAAGAGTACCTGATTCCGGCATGACGAGCACAGAGCAAGCGGATGATTCCGGGAACTTTTCGGCAGCAGGATCCCTTGTCTGGTATGTATCAACGCCAGACCCCACGAATATCTATAGCGTCACTTTTGGCTTCGCTGGTCAGATACCTGCACAAATAGGAATTACGGCTTATAAAGATGGTGAATGGCTGCCATGGCAATATTTTTCTCCGTCTTCAAACCGAGAAACATTTGAAGTAAATTTTCAACACGTAACGACGCTTGAAGCAGCCATTACCAAGGCCCGCAAAGGAGGGCAGAGGGGCCACTTTTCTTGTTTTTCAGCGAATAATGTTTCGGACTTTGTTATCAGTAAAAACCAGATTTTTAAAAACCCAAAATCAGAAATGGCTACCAAACTGAAATCTGTTACTTCGCAATGGATTTGGCGCTCTTATTATCCTGGTGTGAGAAATGAGCTCGCCAGCACCAAAATGAATACAAACCAGGGCTGGGTGAAGATTAATCATGACATAGCAAAAAATCCACAGGTCGAGATCGATGATGCATCTGTTTCAGTAGAAGCAAAGCATTATGCATATGTTTCATATGTGAAGCTTACAAGCGCCACGGATAAAGAAGTGAAGATTACTATTACAGGAGATAAGATAGCCGAGATCGAGCACCCCATAGCATTTAACGTTTCAGAAACAGGAGAAGACCTGCCGGTAGAAAATCCTTTGTTTGACGCAGAAAATTCCATAGAGGTATTGAAATGGATGGCCTCTTATTACAGCCGCAGAGAAAAACATGAAGTAAGCATGAGAGGATATCCAGAGCGCTCATGTGGTGATTATGCCTATTTATGGGATGGAAGTGATGTGCAAATTACTGGTACAAATCTAGTTTATAACGGAGCCTTTAATGAAGACTTCACGATAAGGAAGTGAGTATTTGGGATATAACGCTTATATTACAATAAAAGGCAAAACGACACAAGCAGGCAGTGGTACTCCATCTCCTACGAATATACGGGAACTAGTACCAATTGGGTGTCAAGCAAATCTAATCAAACCAACCCGAATATTTAACAACGAAATAAGAGGAGGAATAACGGCAAATACCAATCCAGACGGTTCCGTGTCTTTATCTGGGACGTCTACATCTGATTCTACGGATTTTTATATTGGCGGCTCATACACTAATACAACCCCCATATTCGCGCTTCATGCTGGGACCTATACACTTTCCGGCATAAAATCAGGGGTTATCGTTTACTTGTTATCAAGCGAACCTGTCGGCATATCAGCCTACGGTGATAAAACTTTTTATGTGGATATTGATCTTCCCATCACGGGAGTATTAATGCGTGTTCCTAATGGCGCAACGGTAGATACCGTTATTTCTCTTATGCTCAACTCTGGGTCTATCTCCGCACCCTACGTTCCCTATGCCGAAGCAACTTACGGCACACAGATTATGGTCAACAGCAAGCGTACTTTGCTCCCTCTTACTTTACCTCTATGGGAAGAAGACACGGTAGAGAGTAGTGTACTAAATAAATCCGGAACACTGATCAGCAGAGAAACACATAGTAATAAAAAGTTTGTTTTTGATGGAACAGAAGACTGGATATATGATACCATTGCGGGCGTGCGGTTTTCTATAGTTATATCAGGTAAAAAGACCGGTATTTCCAATGTTATATGTTCTCATTTTAAAACTTTACAAAAATTTGAGAATCCAACTTTTTCAAATAGCCTTAGAGGGTCAACCGCACAAGGAACCGAACAAACTGTTGTTTTCTATCCCGCAGAGGCCATTGCCACCGATCTTGCAAGCTGGAGGGGTTATCTTGCTGCTCAGTACGCCGCAGGTACACCGGTAACTATTGTCTATGAGTTGGCAGAAGCAGAGTCCTATACACATGATCCAATTCAATTTTTAGTTGATTCACCATGGCCCACGATAATTTCTAATGAAAATGCATTTATTAAGGTTTCCACAGAACCCGATCATCCTTGGATTTTGCCTAAAACAGATTGGTATGCAAAAGAAGATTCTTCAGAACCTTATGAGGGAGATTATTTTGAAGCAAAAGATTATCAAAGAATAAAAAACAATTTATTGTGTTTAAAAGACATAGCAGATACAATGTGGCCCCCTGTTCCGCTTCCTAGTATTCCTAATGTCACAGTTGCCGATTATGCATATTCAAATATGATAAACGCTTTGGAACGTAGTCTTGACGCTTTAGCAAACGGCACTTTTGACCCTGGTATTGACGCCAGAAAAACATGGATTGATAACGCTCCAGGCCCTAAAGCTCAGGACTTAAATCGAATCGAAGAAAGCTGCTTGAAAATTTATGAGACTTTGAACGCACAGCAAAAAGTTCTTCCCCGTCTTGCATTTACTTTAGGAGGTGTACAGTTCTAATGGCAAAAGTTTTTCAGGATCAAATTCCACCCGCTGGAGGGCGAAAATATCAGATTTCCGCCAATTCGGATGGGTCTTCTAATATTACCGATATTACTCAATATCAACAAGATGGAACGCCTCTAACTGCGGAATTTTTGAATGGATTGCAAGATGGAACGTATCCTGTAGGAAAAGCAGATAAACTTGCCACGGCCCGCATGATCGGCAGCGCTAGCTTTGACGGCAGCGCGGATATCACGCTGGCGCAGATGGGGGCGGCAATCAATCCCGTGTATAGTACAGAAGAATATTTTACGGGGAGTTACTGGATTGACGGGCGCCCAATTTATCGCAAGGTGTTTACTTTTGAACTGCCAGAAATTCCAAGTGGAAACACTTCTGCCCGGTTTAATTTAAGTACGGACATAGACCCGGGGGCGATTATTGATCTCACCGCACGATTCAATCAAAACGAAAAAACAAATTATGGAATCCCGATGGGGGCCGATTTCGCCAATCCGGAATTTAGCACTTTTGTTTTTTGGTCTTCGTCCGTGCCCAAAAGGCTGATAATTGATTACGGATTAGGCGTGTCGAAGCAACCCGCTATGGCAATTATAAAGTACACCAAAACCACAGATACCAAGGAGGGATAACATGCAAAAAGCGTACATGCCTATGGAGGTCCTGCGGGTGACCCAAGGACGGAACAGGGGTAGCCACCTGGGAACCTATGCCCTTGACCTGGGAGGCCGGGACACGGGACAGGACAAGGTGTTCGCACCCTGCGATCTGCGCATTGTGCGGGTGCGCACCGACGGCGGCAGTAACGGCGAGGTCTACGCGGAAAGCACTGGACCGGTGGAACTGCCGGACGGCAGCGCAAGCGTGCTGCATTTCACCTTTATCCACGACGACAGCTACAACAACAATGTTCGGGTAGGGGCGGTCATCGAGCAGGGGATATATTTCTACGACGAGGGCGGCCGCAGCGACGGCAGGCCGGGGGTATACGGAGCCCACCTCCATCTTGAGGTGGGGCGCGGGACAAGCCCGGCGCGGCAGGTTAAAAACAGCCGCGGCTGCTGGATGACACCGAACACCGAGCCGGTGGAAAATCTGCTCTGGCTACGCCCGAACACGGTAGTGTTGGACGGCGGTGGATATCCATGGAAAGTGGACAACAACAAGGAGGCGGACATGATGCAATTTCTGGAGGTGTTCGGCAGCAGAAACTGCCAGTGTTTTACCGCAGCGGACGTGAATGCGGTGGACAGGTCCTACAACAATGGCACGCTGGCGAGCGGTACATATTACCCCCTGATGGCCGACGCCGGAATCGACGGAAACGGATATCATTGGGTAAAAGTCTACGCCGGTGGAGCTGTTCGCTATGCGGTTGTGTTGGATGACCGCTGCCGCATTACGTCGCTTTCAGCGGGAGACGCCGTAAAGGCCGTGCAGGTTCAGACTCCAAATTTTGATACAACAAGTTTAGAGCAAAAAATTAAAGAGCTATCAACAAAAGTAGATACTCTCACTGCACGCGCGAATGTAGCAGAAGTACAAGCGGAAAAAGCAAATATCTTAGCAGATACTTACAAAAAACGTATTGTTGCTGCAAAAGCAGCTTTAGAAATTTAAACAAAAGGAGATTTTAAAATGGATTTCAGTATTTTTGGTATTGGTAGCGTAGCGGCTATTACTGTAATTTGTTATCTTATTGGAACGGGTGTAAAAGCGACTAACCTTGATAACAAATGGATTCCTATTATTTGTGGGGTATGTGGTGCAATCTTGGGCCTTGTATGGATGTTTGCGGGTTGGCCGGAATTTCCGGCGACTGATCCCATTACTGCGGCGGCAGTCGGAATTGTAAGCGGACTTGCGGCTACGGGCGGGGATCAGCTAATTAAGCAGCTTACTAAAAAGGAGTAACTGTGGAAAATGCAATTTTAACAGTTTTAGCTATATGCGGTGGAATTGCCACGGTGGGAGGGGCCTGGACGGCAATCACCAAATGGATTGCTCCAGCAGTAAAAATTTCAAAACGAGTTTCAGATATTGAAAGAAAACAAGTGAATGATTTTGAGTCTATTAAAGATATCAAGGAAACAAATCAATTGCTATGTAAAGGAATGCTTTGTTTAATGGAAAATGCCGTCACTGGAAATAATATTGATAGGATTAAAGAAACAAAACAAGAAATTCAGGATTATTTAATTAAGAGGTGAAAAATGGATAACTCCAAAACTCCCAATATTGCTTTAGCCGAAGAGGTTGCAAAAGAAGCTGTAAAAGAGGGTAAAAAATTGCGAGATAAAAATAAGACTACACGTTTTATTGCAGTTTGTTTGTGCATTGCTTTTTGTATTCTTTTTATTTGCTCTGCCTTTTGTGTAACCTACGGTATTGATCGTTATTTTACATATCAAGAGGGCATTGTAATTGAACATGAAGTAGTAGATGGCGGTGAGGGCGGAATTGCTATTAAAGGCGACAATAATAAAACTGCGGGCGGTGATATGAGTGGCGAAGATTACGACGACACGGATTACTAATAGAAATTCTAAAAATAAACCGGGTACTCGTCCTTGTAATATTTGCCATGGAACGGGAAGAGTTCCGGCGCACTATAAAAAAAGGAAGTAGCATGACAAAGGAAGAAGTTAGAAAAGCTTTTTGCTATCCTTACGCCTCAATCCTTGATTTTGCTTTGTCATTAGTAAATCTAAAAGAAAATGAACTCCAAGCTATTACCTTAGCAGATATTAAAGGAAAAGGCGAAGAGCGCACCGCAGAAAGCATGGATATTTCTGTACGTGCAGTAAGTAATTTAAAATGTAGTGGGTATAAAAAAATTTGTATGGTTTGGGATGCGGTTCCAATCGTACGGGATATGATAGAAACAGTAGAGCGTCAGGGATTGTCCTGACGCTCTTTTGCTTTATAATTGCGTTTTTCTTTCGTGTCCGATTTGCTTTTTTTAAATTATCATATTATTAGAGGGTAAAGGCCACACACCGCCTACCGACACGGTTAAACGCCCTCTTTTAGGGAATAGAAAGGTGTGATTTATATATGGACTTGATTCGCAGATTGGTACGTTTGGGTTATGATCCCGACACGGCAATTGATATCTATTTTAAGCATCTTAATGGAGGCTTGCTTACAGACCTGGAAGCAGAAATTGCAATGCGTGAAAGGGAGGAACAGTAATGGACTATAACACTGGATTCGCTCCGAATGTATATGGGGGTATTGCTCGTCCGGGTGTATATCCTCCCACGATGCCTCAATATCCCCAATATCAAGCACAGCCGCAGTCTATGGCACAAAATATTCCTCAACAGCAAATGCCCATTGCGAACGGCCTTGCAGGGCGTGTAGTAACATCAAAAGAAGAAGCTTTAGGGGTTCCTGTTGATTTTATGGGGACACCAATGTTTTTTCCTGATCTTGCTCATGGTGTTGTCTATATGAAAAAGTTCAACACAAATACCGGTGCCGCAGATATTTTTGAATTTCGTGTCGCCCCGACAGAGCCGCCTAAAGAGACTCCGGCGATCACATATGTTCCCATGAGCGATTTTGAAGCAATGAGCAAAAAAGTGGAATCTTTGGAAGAAGAACTTAAAAATTTAAATACTACAAAACGCACAACCTCCCAGAAAGGAGCCGTGAAAGATGATTAATCCCATGCAGATGTTTGGCAATATGATGGGTGGCGGTGGAAATAATCCTATGGCTATGATGATGCAGATGATGCGAGGTGGTGGAAATCCAATGCAAATGCTTCAGCAGATGGCACAAAGCAATCCACAGGCAGCTCAAGCAATGAAAATGGTACAAGGAAAAAATCCACAGCAAATTGAACAAATTGCTCGCAATATGGCTAAAGAGCGTGGCGTAAATGTGGAAGATATGATGCGCCAATTCGGAATGGGGAATCAAAAATAATCGTCTACACGCATTTGGAGCGTACGGCCAAATGCTGTAAATAAAAATCAAGGAGAACAAAATATATGGAAGACTCGTTTGCTACCGGGTATGCCATCGGCCAGTCTGACAGTAATAAAGGCTGTGGCGGCGACGGCATGTGGGGCGACCAGGCATGGATCTGGATTATTGTGGTGTTTGCCCTGTTGTTTGGTTGGGGTGGTAATGGTTTTGGCAATAACGGCAATGGAGGTGGCGGCGTGGTGCCTACTCTGAGTGGCATTGCGACTCGTTCTGATATCATGGACGGTTTCGCTCTTAATGATTTGCAGCGCGGCGTTTCCGGCATTCAGCAGGGCATTTGTGACAGCACGTATGCTCTAAACAATGCTATTACTGGCGGGTTCAACTCCACGAATATGTCTCTGTGTAACGGCTTTAACGGCGTTGAGCGAAGCTTTAATCAGCTCGGCTATCAGATGCAGGATTGCTGCTGCCAGACCCAGCGGGCCATTGATCGCGTGAACTATGATGCGGCGACCAATACCTGCAATATTATTCAGGCGGGCCATAACGATACCGATCGTGTGATTGCACAGCTGAATGCGATGGAGTCTGCTCGTCAGCAGGAAAAGATTCAGTCTCTTCAGGCTGAAAATCAGAGCCTTAAATTTGCGGCTTCGCAGAGTGCTCAGAATGGCTTTATCTCGGCTACGATGGATGCTCAGACTGCCGAATTGGTTCGTCGCTGCTGCCCGTCTCCGGTGCCCGCATACACTGTTCCGGCTCCGTATCCCTATGTGACTTCCGGCTGTGGCTGTGGCTGCTAAGTATTAAAATTTTCCGGCTTTGCCGTGATTATTTCGGGGCGGCAGGCATATCTGCCGCCCCTGATTTTTAGGAGGGAATATATATGTCTTGCAAATCAGTATGCCGCCTTTGCAACAGATTAGTTATTTCTCAGGATGTAACTTTTACTGGCGGAAATCTTGTAATCAATTTGCCCGCTGGAAGCTATAATAACCATGAAAAATATTGTATTGTAGTTGCTCAGACTATACCTGATACCACTACTATTACTGCGCCTGTTGTTATTACGATTGGCACGGGAACAGAACAATATCCTTTGACTAAATCAGATTGTGCGCAGGTCACCGCTTGTGGAATTCGTACCCGCACTAGATATACCACCTGCGTATCTACAAGTGCTACCGGTGGTACTTTTAAAATGTTAGGCCGCCCTTGCTGCTCTCCTGACAACGCTTTGTCTGCGTTGGATGGGACTGGCCCCGCCGCTCCTACGGCGTAAGGAGGAACAATATGAAAAAAGGGTTAAAAATGGCGATGATGTCAAATCGTCGCGAACGTGACGGTCGAGATGAAAATCGCAGCGAGCGTACTCGTGATTATGGTCGAGATAGTTTTGGCGGCGAGCTTTATGACTATGACCGCTATCGTTATAAAAACGGTCGATTTGCTCCCAAGCCGCGTGGCGAATATGGGATGCCCGAAGACGCCTTTTATGATGATCGTGGTAGACGCCATTATGATAATGGACGATATGCCCCCATGCGCAGTGAATATAATGGAGGCGAATACGATATGATGGGTTTCGATACTCGCTCAGTAGAAGAACGTCGTAGAGATAAAGAATATAATATGATGCGTCGCCCGGATGTATCTTATCATTATGACGGCTATAATGACGAAGATCGTAGAAAGCTTGAAGAGCGTCGTAAGCGCTACGAAAATGGCTATTCTGACGCCGATTCATATGATGAGGATGATGGTTATTCTTTTAAAGTAAAAGGTAAAATTGGGCGCATGGGCGGCGATATGAAAGCCATGGCTATGCCTCAAAAGATGACAAAGGAAATGGCTGAAGAGTGGACACGAAATATGGACAACTCGGACGGTAGCCATGGAGCGCATTGGAGCTTCGATCAAGTAAAACAGATTATGGCTCAACGTGGCATTGATAAAGACCCCGCCGAATTTTATGCAGCGCTTAATATGATCTATAGTGATTATTGTGCGGTTGCCAAGAAGTACAATGTGGGCGGCAGCATTGACTATTATGTAGATATGGCAAAAGCATTTTTGGACGACGAAGATGCCGTCCCCAATAAGCTTACCGTATACTATGAATGTATTGCAAAATAAAGAGCAAGCCGGGATATTTCCCGGCTCTCTTTTTAAGGTGAGAGTATGAACTATAATTCAGAAAACGATAATTTTATAGACTACCTTACAATTTTTACCGCTATTCTTCAAATTTTGGATTTTAATGCCACGATGCAGCAATCCAGTAATGATGACATTATTCGAGAGTTGCACAAACAAAACACAGAGCACTTAAAAACCATAGAATCTCAAAACTTAGAAATAATCTCACAAAACAAGACTATTATCTCATTATTATCATAAAACCATTAAATCATAATGGTCTAAATATTCATTTTATGAAAAATTAATTTTTTTGACTTATGGTTACAATATTGGTTACAAAATTAAAATAAATGGCTTTATATAGCCGTTTACATTTTTCTTGGTAAGGAAGAGGTCGTGCGTTCGAATCGCATAGACAGCTCCATCAAAAAGCCCGTAGATTGGCCTATAAAGCCAGTCTGCGGGCTTTTTGTTTGTC